CGCGCGCGAATGCATATTTTAAATAAAAAAATCTGTGATATAAACTTATATGCCTAGGAAAAGACGTAAAAGAATCGCAACTGATGTATCTCCCGATATACCTTATCCGAGAGTTAGAGTGGAGTGGATTGACTGTGTCAGTGACTCTGGCTGGGCTACAGACAAAGAGTTTGATAAAATGAAATTAGCAAGACCTGTTAATGAAGGTTGGTTATATTCTAAAGATAATAAATCTATAAAATTATTTGCATCTTACGATAAAGATGATGATGGTATTACTTTTGGGGATCGGACGATGATTCCTCGGGCTTGGGTAAAGAAGATAACGAAGATTCATTAGATGGAGTCACATCAATTAACTGACCGTAGTCGTCTAAGATTTGTTTCATTTTTGCTTCTAGCTCTTGTTCTGACATATCTTCTAGTTTCCCAGTTTTTATTATTTTTCTGTCTATGTATAGTCCTGCTGCCTTGCCTCGGTTTGCTTCAGCATTTACAGCAGAAGAGAAAGACCCTTTCTTTAGAGCAGCCTCACGAAGTCTAGCAAGTTCTGCTACATGTCCTTCGTAAGTTACTTCATGTTTTTTAAGTCTTTCTTCTTTTAATTGACCAATATATTTTACAACTAATGGTGAATGTTTTGGATTACATAATTCTGATCCCTCTTGTCTTGCACGTTTAGGACTATATCCTGCAGCCACGGCTGCTTCTGTTTGAGTCATAGGTCCTTCAGGTCCACCAAATACTAAAAATTCAGCAAACCTCATTTGCATATCTGTTAATCGTTTAGGAACTCCCATATTGACAATTTAAGGTAACTATCCTATAAAGTCAAGATATGAAAGATGACAGAGGATCTAACGATTTAGAAAAACAAATAAAAGATTTAAAACTTACCATTCAGATGTATCAGACTATTTTGAGAGATGCACAAAAACAAATCTATTATTGGAAAACTTTTTGGTATGAAAGTCAAAGTAAAGAAAATTTGTTGCAAGGTTATAAAAAAGTGATACAGGAATTATCTAACAAGTTGATAAGAAAAGATTAATGAGAGTAAAAGACCTACAACAATTCTTAGGCTCTTTTACTGAAGGGTCTGAAGCAGTCAAGAACGCAGTTATTTTTGTAGAGATCAAAGGTAAACTACATGCAATTAGACGTATGGAAGTACATGAAAATGTACATCCAATTATAGGATTACCAGGTCATTACAGTCACAGACTAGTATTAAAAACTGAGAAACCTTCAAGTCTTATCTTACCAGAAAAGCTTCAGAAGGACTATTAAATGAATGACAACGTTACCTTAAAAAACGCATGGGACCAGAGCGTAAATTATATCAAAAAATTAAAAAATGTTTTACCAATATTTCACTTATTCGACTTGAAAATAATAGCTTACTTGGTACTCCCGATCTATTGGGCTATAATAATTCTGGCCACTTTTTCACTATAGAGTTAAAGGTCACTAAGAGTAACAAGATTAAATTTTCACCACACCAAATAGCCTTCCATGTGAAGCATCCACACAATACTTTTATCTGCATTGAGCACCTCGGTTCAGGGTGCTTGAAACTTTTTGAAGGAGCCAGGATCCAGGAGCTTGTTGCTTGTGGCTTTAAGCTTGAGGCTTGTTGCTTGGGGCTTGATGCTTGCCGCTTGAAGCTTGAGGCTCTTTGAGCTTGTTGCTTGAAGCTTCAGGCTCTGCAACCCGTCCACGCGTTGAGTTAACGGTAGAGTCCTCTGAAGCTTGTCGCTTGGGGCCCGGACCAGGGCGCACGCTATCGCGGACTCGAGATTCTGGCGAATCGCTAATGGCCTGGTCCGATTTATTACGTAGCTTGCGTAATTCTTTATAATAGTTTGGATGTCTAAACATATCAATGAGCTTTATATTGTATTGTCTTGATTGAAGGGTCCCAGCATGCCCGGCAGTCTAAGCATTGGTTGCCCTGCTTTGAGCTCGGACAGTTGCCGCCTTCAGTCACCACTTCTGAGCTGTTAGGCCACGACTCAGGCGCCCTCTGGTTTACCATCGGGGCGCTAAATCGTATGACTAAATTGTCTGGCTTGCTGTCCAGGTGGTCCTTAATCCATGCCTCACGAGTCGGGAGCCAGTGACGCTTAGACGGTGACAGCCTGCACACTTCATAAATTTTTTTAAGATGGTCCAGATCCTGGACATCTCCTGAATCATGCCATCTAAATACATCGGGCTTCTTGCTGTTGATCAGGTGAGCCATTGCCTGGACCCAGTCCGGACGCTTGATAGCTGCCAGTCTCCTGTACTGTGCATCCTGAACAACCTTAAACACGTAGCAGCCCTTCAGAGCGTAACAGTCATAACAGACTGAGCCCTTCACAGCTTGCAGCTTGCCGCCTGTCTTGCATTCCTTGGCCGGTAAGCCTATCGACCAGCCCGGCATCTTTGACGGTTTGCTCAGGCTGCCTCCAATTATTTTAAGTGCTTCGTTTGTTTTCATATTCCTTTATAATCCTATATTGTTTTCTTGTCAAGCTTGCGGCTTGGCGCTTACAGCTTGCGGCTTGTTGCTTGTAGCCATTGGCCACGAGCCAGCGCCAGTGATTAATTAAAATCACCGGGCTCTCAATTCTTCTGCTCATTTTAACTTTTCCGGTATGTAAGCTGTTATTATTTGTTTGGCTTTTTCAACGGGAAGCGTGCCGCCTCCAGCTTCACACTGTTTTAACATTTTTTCTAAAATTGCAATTTTAGTTTTCTTGCTTGTTTTTTTATCTAAAAACTTTTTTATTTTCATAATTTATCCTTTCTAAATTCATCCTATCATATCCTGGACCAGCTGTCAAGCTTGAAGCTTGAGGCTTGGAGCTACGGGGCTCAAGTGGTTAAGCGGGTATTACACTCCTATCAACCTGGCCAGGCATAAATTCTCATACGGTCCAGATCTTTTCAGTAGCATTGACCATGGACAGCCCCATCCTTTCAGGACCAGTGAGATTGAGGCCGGCGTGCTTTATTTTAATAGCCCGGGCAACAGGCCTATCACTGTATCCAGTGCTCACTGATCCCAGATCCAACTGGATTGCGTTTACCTCGAGGGTGCTCATCCCCCTGATATCAAGGGTTGTTGGATCAGGGATCAGTTCTAGCTGTGCAAGATGCAGGGTGACAGCCCTTTATAACACACAACCAGAAGTTGTCCCATCAAACTAGAAACGAGTTAGAGATAAAACTTAACTAATTTGATATATCATATATAATCCTTGACAATCCATAAGTCAAGTGATAATTTAAAAATAATTAAATATAGGAGAAATAAATATGACTACAAAAAAGATAACACTTAACTCTGATAAGAGGAAAGTTATTGCAGATCAATTTCAGTCTTTTTACGAAGATAAAGTAAAAGATAAATTGGTACAAGCAAAAGAACAATACGATCTTATGCGTGAGAAAGCAAAAGAGATGATTGAGAAAGTTGTGAGATTTCATCAACCTCAATATGATGTTGATACAATCAGATCAATGATTAAAAAATATAATAGTGCTGGTGGCGAGTTGTATGAAGATAATTGTTTTTATGTTCAAAGTCCAATTCAAAAAGTTGATGATGAGGGCAGAGAATATACTGACAATCAAGAAATCCATGTAAGATTTAACATGGGTAGAAACTTTGCAAGAGCATATTATCGAGATGAGATGAAAGCAAAAGGTTTAAACCCAGACTTTCAATTATCTATTGAGGGCGATTACTCAAAAAGAAATCCAAAATATTATAATGATGAGAGTGCAGTAAATAAATTTTTGGGTTTTAATAATTCATCTAACGAAGATCAATCTATACAAAAACCTGTTCATAAGTGGGAAAATGATTTTAAACTTTGGACAATCGGTTCTAGTTATTGTCATTCAAGACAATTCAAAGTTGATGAAAATGCTTTGGCTTTTTTTAAGATGTACAATTCAAGTGCAGACAATGTAATTAAAGAACATGAACAAATGTATAATTATGTTGAGGGGAAAATGAAAACTTTAAGATTAGGTTTAAAATCTTATAGAACATTCGACCAAGCAAAAGCACTTGCAGATAAAGTTGGAGTTGTTTTAAATGAAACAATGTTGAATGAAAGTTCTA